CCCCGCCTCAACCGATGCGGGTAAAAACCACCGACGGTGAGGGATGGACGTCCCCGCCCCCGAAAGCAAAAGGAAAAGATGATGGCATCATACGGAAAGAAAAAACCAAAAAAGGGAAAAGGCGGAATCCGTCTCGTATCAGGGAAACACTGTAGTACATGATGATCCGCACATTTCGCCGCCCTCGCGTTGAGGCGGTGGAAGTCCCCCCGATGAAATTATGTGACGGTTGTGTCACTCCCAAATTTTGCAGAGAACAGACAGAGTGTGACGTGGTTAATTTGAAGCCACCAAAACCGTCGAGGAAAGTTAATGGCAGAAAAGCTGGATGATGATGATGTCGGCCTGATTGTCTCGCGAGAGATATCAGACGCACTCGACAATTATGATAATGAGTATTCGTCAGACCGCCTGAAGGCTATCGATTACTATTTGGCAGAGCCATTTGGTAATGAGGTCGAGGGTAAGTCTCAGGTCGTTGATACGACTGTTTCGGATACTGTCGAGCAAATCATGCCCTCGCTCATGCGGGTTTTCTGCGGCAGTGACAAATATGTTTCGTTTTCTGGCCGATCTGCTGAAGATCAGGAAGCGGCAGAGCAGGCTTCGGATTATGTCAATTATGTCATCGCGCATGACAACAACGGTTATCGCATCATTGACACTTGGATTCGGGATTCGCTCCTTTTCAAATTAGGCGTCGTAAAATTCTATTATGATGACACGACGACGGTTGAGGAAGAAACCTATGAAAATCTAAGCGAAGCAGAGCTTGCTCTGGTGCTTGCAAATCCTGATGTTGAGGTTGTTGAGCAGTCTGAAAACATGACTGAAGTCGTTATGGATGATGGCACTGGCGCAGTCATGGCTGAAAGCTATGACATGAAGGTCAAGGTCACGCGGAAAAGCGGTAAGATCAGAATTGAAAACGTGCCGCCGGAAGAGTTTATTTTTAACCGCAGAGCCAAGAGCCTTGAGGACTGCCGTTTCGTTTGTCACCGCACCACCATGACTGTCTCTGAGTTGATCAGCATGGGGTATGACGAAGATGAGATTTCTGAGCATATAGGCTCAACCCGCGTTGAGTTAGAAGAAGAGCGCGATGTCCGGTTTAACGATCTTGGCAGCGCATCAGATGTCAGCCCCGCAGATGACAGCCAGCAAGAGGTAGCGGTTTTTGACAGCATCATTTTGATGGATGCAGATGGCGATGGTATTGCAGAGCGTCGCAGAGTTTTATCGATTGGTGACAGTGGTGCGCACGTTCTTGAAAACGAGGTGACTGATCATATTCCGTTTGCGGTCATCAGCCCGATTAATATGCCGCACCGTTTGGTCGGTCGCTCAATATTTGATCTGACAAAAGATGTGCAGCAAATAAAATCTGTTTTGATGCGGCAATATCTGGACGCGACTTATTTGACGGTCAACCCGCGCACCGTTGCTGTGGAAGGTCAGGTAAATCTTGACGATCTGCTTGATGGAACGGCTGGCGGCATTATCAGGGCTAGAAACGCAGGCGCGGTTCAAATGCTTGGCGGTCAGGGCGTTGGCAGCGAAGTCATGCCTTTGCTCAACTTCATGGACGAAGTAAAAAGCAATCGCACCGGCATTTCAAAAGCCTCAAGCGGCCTTGATCCAAATGCCTTGCAAAGCACGACCGCATCAGCCGTCGCTGCAACCGTAAAGGGTGCAGGCCAGAAATTAGAGAGCTTTTGTCGGAATATTGCCGAAACCGGAATGAAAGACCTGTTTAGAGGCATATTGTTGCTCACAACGAAATACCAGCAAACAGAGCGCATTGTTCGGCTGCGGAATAAGTATGTGCCAGTCGATCCGCGAGAGTGGGACAGCGAGTTCGACATTGTTGTCAACGTGGGGTTGGGTACGGCTGACGATGAGCAAAAGATCGCTTTCCTGACACAGATAGCCGCAAAGCAAGAGCAAATCTTGCAGCAACTAGGGCCAGCAAACCCACTCTGCAATTTACAGCAATATGCTGAGACTTTGAGAGAGATTTGCGAGATCGGCGGTTTCAAGGATGCCAACAAGTTTTTCAATGATCCCGCGATGATCCAGCAAATGATCGCGCAGCAACAAGCACAAGCGCAACAACAGCAAGCATCGCCTGAGATGATGAAGGCGCAGCAAGATTACGAATTGAAGAAAATGAAGATTGAAGCTGACATCGCTCTTGAGCGTGAAAAGATGCAGGCCGAATTGGAACTAAGGCGCGAGGAGCTAACACTTGAGAGCCAGCTAAGAACAGCAAAAGCAATCACTGATGCTGAAATCAGCACAAACTTACCGCGAGTTTAAAATGCCAAATATGAAAAAAATCACAGCCCCACGAAGAACCACAATCAAAGGCCAGCCCCACCAGCTTGCTTATATCAACGACGCGGAGCAAGGTTTGCTTTTAGCACTTGGTGGCTCCGGCAGGCCGGTGAATGGTGTTCCCGCATATTTCACTGATGACGATGAAGCTGGTGCTGGAGATTTTGGCATGGGGCCGGATGGCAGTGAGGATTCCAGTGATACTTTCAGCGATGGCGATGATTTTGACGCGGGTTTAGCGGATACCACTGGCGCGATTGAGGGTGTTGATTTTGGCGGCGGTGGAGCCTCTGACGGTATCACTGCCGAGCAAGTTGCAGCAATGGCTCAAGCTCAACAAAATTTAGGAATTAGTCCTTATACGCCACCTGAAAATGTTGGTTATGATCCTGTCAGCGGTATGCCATATGGGTTAGAAACAGTTGTTGCTCCGAATGGACAATTGGTGACTACAAATCTTGCAGGCCTAACACAGTCTCAAACAGAAAATCTGCCTGCTTATATGAATATAGCCGGATTGATGGGTTCTGACCCTTATGCCTACGAAATTGATCCTGTTTCAGAAAACATTATTGGTCAGATTGGAACTCCACCCGCAGGCTTTATTGGTCAGGGAATTAGTGCGCTTCAAAACATGCTTTTTGGACCGCCACAAACTTTAGACGATTTGTTGGCTATGGGTGCATATACAGGCTTAAACTCACCTGACATGAGTGGTGGGCCTGACGGAGGGCCAGAAGAGGTAAAGCCAGTTAATCCGCTTACCGGCACTTGTGAAGATGGTTACATCTTCGACGATGATTTAAACGCTTGTCGATTAGCAACAGGCTCCAGCGGAAGTGATAGCCAAGACGGAACCTCTGCACCGGAAGATGGCCTTTATTTCCGTCGATCTATTCTTGACGATGCGCCGAAGTTTATGCCAGCCGGTATGAACTTTGACGAAATGAACAGGAACTTTAGGCGAGCCGCAGCTTACAACCCTGACAATTATGAAAATCAGATGAACACAACAGGGTTTTCACTTCTCACATGAGTGATGCAAAACTTCGCACCCAGCAAGAACGCGCAGCACACGCTGAACGATTGCTGGCAGACCCTCTTTTGCAAGAGGCGTTCACCACACTTAATGACGAATTTATGCGCACTTGGCGACAAACCTCTGTGAATGACTCAGAGGCTCGCGAGCGCATTTACGCGCTTTGCACCGCGCTTGACGCAATCAAACAGCACATCGCGTCTGTGATTGTTGATGGCAAAATTGCAAAGCTAAATCAGGAAAATCAACAAAAAAATAGGTGATAAAAATGGCTGATAATTCCACGCCGGAAACCAGCGCACAAAATTCTTTTAGTTTTAATGATGCAGTGACTTCTCTCATTGACCCGCCTGAAGCGGAAAACCAAGAGGAAGTGGCAGCGGAGTCTCAAGAAGAACTTGAGGCTCAACCCTCTGAAGAGGAAGAGGTTGAGGCAGAGGTTGAAGGTGAGGTCGATGAGACTGAGCCTGATGTCGATGAAGAAGCCGATTTTGACGCAGAGGAAGATGCCCTTGATGAAGATGACCAAGAGGATGACCAAGAGACACCCGACACCTACACTGTCAAGGTTGATGGTGAAAATGTCGAGGTTACGCTTGAGGAAGCCCTTGCAGGCTATCAGCGTCAGGGAGCGTTCACAAAGCGCATGCAAGAACTCTCAGAAGGCCGAAAAGCACTTGAGGCAGAAGCCTCAGTTGTCCGGCAAAATCGAGATAAGTATGCGCAGGGGCTAGAACTACTCAGTAATCATCTGCAATCCGTTCAGGCACAAGAGCCTGATTGGGACAGATTATATAATGAGTTGGATGCAAAGGAATATGCCAGAGCCGTCCAGTTGCATAATGAGCGCAAGAATGATCTTGCGGCTGTTGAAGCTGAAAGAGGAGAAATCCACAGGCAGCAAGCAGCCGAAAATCAAGCCGCGTTTCAGCAACACTTAGTCACAGAGAAACAGAGATTGCTGGATGTAATACCAGCATGGCAAGACGAAACCCGCATGAAGAAAGAACGTGCGGCGGTTGTCAATTACGCTAAAACTCTTGGTTACACTGCCGAAGAAATACAAGTCGCAAGCGACCATCGTGCAGTTAAAGCCCTTTATGACAGTTGGCGTTTGTCCACCCTTAACAAGGAGACAGATGTCGCAAAGAAGAAGGTGCGTAAAGCACCGAAGATGGCAAAAGCTGGAACTCCTCGTCCAAAAGGTGAAAGCCAAACGAGACGCAAAAAGCAATTAAGTCAGCGTCTTAATAAGGAACGCAGCGTCAATGCTGCCGTTGATCTTTTACTTGGTTAGAAAGGAGTTGTCCTCATGGCAACAGCAACAACCGCAAATGCAGTGGGCGAAAAGGAAACGCTTGCTGACGTAATTTATAAGGTGGACTCAGATGAGACACCGATTTTTTCCTCAACCGCAAAAACCACCATCAACGGTGTTTTTGCAGAATGGCAAGTCCAAGAACTAGCTAGTGCCGGAGCAAACCACGTCAACGAAGGCGCGGACATGGCTGACACTGGTGTGACTGCCACCGTAAGACTCGGAAATTACGCCCAAATTTCACAAAAAGGCGTAATTATCAGTAAAACTTTGGATGCCGTTGAAAAAGCGGGACGCGACCGTGAGGTGGCATATCAGAAGGTTTTGAAGGGTCTTGAGCTTCGCCGTGACATCGAACACATGATCGGTAACACCGACGTGGCTCGCGCTTCATCCGGCCCACGCAAATCAGCATCTCTGACTTGCTGGATCACAAACGGAAGCGTTGGTGGTGGTGCTGGTGCATTTGCTACCGGAGACGGTACTGACACAGTGACCGGTGGAACGGATCGTGCTTTGACTTTAGCACTGATTGACGATGCGACACAGGACGCATGGGCTGATGGTGGTTCTCCAGAACTGCTAGTCTGTTCAGCGACCAATCGTGCGAACATCAGCGATCTGAGTCAAGCAGGCACAAACTTGGTCACAAACCAAGTGAACGCCACAGCAAATGCTGCACCGTCATTCATTGGCAGTGTGAGTGTATATCTCAATGACTTTGGTCAGCTAAATATTACGCCGTCCAGATTCATGGGCAATGATCGCCTGTTTGTGATCGATCCTAACTATGTTGAGGTCGGTACACTTGCAGGGCGTAACTTCTCTGAAAACGAGATTGGCTCAACAGGTGACGCTGAGAAAATTCAGCTAATCTGCGAGTGGACTTTGTGCGTCAAAGCACCGAAGGCTCATGGAATGATCATGGACTTAAACGGTTCATAATCAGGCCATATAATCAAACTGAAAGGGGGGCGAAAGCCCCCTTTTCTTATGAGGGAAAAATGAGCAAAAGATTATTAAGAAGTGACAGTCAACGTCGCAGTCAAACTTGGCTACATGAGAACGACGGCGGCGGCTGGACAATTGAGCAAAAGCAGCACGTCGGTCATGTTCTTGAGCATAACAAGCGTCTGCGCGATAGCTGGCAAAAAGGTCAGTTGACCGGCAATACGCAAAAGCACTGGCAGCAAGTCGCTGAGATACCGGCAAATGTTTTCATGGAACTCAAAGAAAAGTTTGGTGACTACAAGGATAATCCGAAGGCGTGGCGCAAGTGGCTTAATGATTACGATAACCGGTTTTTCAGAACCAGTGGCGGGAATGTCTAATGGCAATAGCGACATATTCAGATTTGCAGACAGCAATCGCAAACTTTCTTGCGAGGACTGATTTAACAGCGCAAATCCCTGACTTTATTAAGCTGGCAGAGTCCAGAATGTCGAGGGAGTTGGAAACGCGGTCTCAGGAAAAGCGTGTGCAGGCTACTCTGACATCTGGCGATGAATATATTGCTTTGCCCACTGATTTGCGAGAAACTCGCGAGGTCAAGCTGAACACTTCACCTCTGACAGTTTTGCAATACAAAAGCCCATCGCAATTAGACTCCGATTTCAGTACATCTGGTCAGGGCAAGCCTCTTGCCTTTTCGATTGTTGGCGATGAATTAAAGCTCCGGCCTGTCCCCGACACCAGCTACACGGCTGAGATTATTTATATTGGTGATATTGATGAGTTATCATCAACAAATGCCACAAATAACATCCTTACCAGACATCCAGACGCTTACCTATCCGGCAGTTTAGTCGAGGCATACACCTATCTGATGGATGAGCAAAGGGCGCAAATTTACGATCAGAAGTTCAACCGGTGCCTTGAAGAAATCCGAAAAGATGAGCAGCGAGCGCATTATGGAACTGGCACTCTCCAAATCCAATCAATTTATCAGCGACAAAATTCAGGAGCCTAAACCATGTCAGCGATGAGCGATTATCTTGAGCTAAAATTCTTAGATCATTTCACTGGTCGAGCCGCAACATCTGCGCCTAGTGCCGTCTATCTTGGCCTATCGACCGGTTCGATGGCTGACGATAACTCAGGCACAGAACTTAGTGGAAATAACTATAGCCGCAAGGCGGTGACTTTCGCGGCAGCGGCAAGCGGTTCTATTTCCAGCAATGCGGCGGTCGAATTTGACGCTGCAAGTGGTTCGTGGGGTAGTGTATCCCATTGGGCTATTTACGATGCCTCGTCTGGTGGAAACCAACTTTTTCATGGTGCTTTCACGGCGGCAAAAACAATCGGCTCCGGTGATATTCTAAAGGTTTCAAGCGGTAGCGTCACAATTTCAGCCGACTAAAAATCATGGCACTAGGAATCCCAAATCTAGACCAGATTACAACTAATCTTGATGCGATTTCTGGAAGTCTTGACTCGACTGATGATCTGCACAAGGTCGAGTGGTCTAACCCTAATTTAGAACAGCTTGATAGTTGGGGAACGCTTGAGCAGCTTGACGCTCTTGGCACTCTTGACAATCTTTCGTCACTGGCTGTTTTGCAGGCAGTGGCAACGGCAGCAACTTCGGCAACGGCAACGGCTGAATTAGTCTTTGCTATCGAAGTTGAGTTTTCTGTTTCGTGTTCTGCCACTGCAACAGCCACAGCGACAAGAATTGTGCCGATGGTTGCAGCAGCCGCTTCGATTGGAACGGTTACGGCTACAGCCACAGCGACTAAGATTGGTGTTGCAAATGCAACCGTAAGTGCAACGGCAACCGCGTCTGCAATACCGGTTCGCCAGCTAGTTGCAACCGCAACAGCGTCGGCAACAGGAACAGCAACAGGAAACATTGTTGTTCTAGCTGTTGCTTCGGCAAGCACTTCTGCGTCGGCGACTGCCGCACCGACAGGCACATTTGTGATGACGGCGACAGGAGCGACATCTGTTAGCGCAACCGTAGCGGGTAAAATTCTGGGTGAGGATTGGTCAGTTATACCATCTGGAACTGAGACTTGGACGCTTCAAACTGTCGGCTCAGAAATATGGACAACACAATCTAAAGGCAGCGAGGTCTGGTTGAGTCAATGATTAAGTTTGGTGAATGGCTACCTGATCAGCCTGATATGGAAAACGGCGGCGTGACGGTTGCGAAAAATGTTGTGCCTGCGTTGGGCGGCTATCGCAGTTTTCCAAGCGGTGTTGTTTTTTCAAACGCGGCGACTAGCCGGATCAGAGGTATGTTTGCGGTCAAAGATGCAAGCTCATCTGTTTCGCTGTTTGCTGGTGATGATGGGAAGCTCTACAAGTTTAATCAAGGCACAAGCAATCTTGACGATGTGAGCAAGGCCGGTTCACCAGCCTATGATTTAACTGCGGATGAGCGATGGAGATTTGTGCAGTTTGGCACGAATGTTATTGCGGCAGGCGGTATTGGTGAGGAAATCCAGAAGTTCAATGTCGGCACAGACTCCGCTTTCAGTAACTTGGCAGGCACACCGCCAAAAGCAGATTTCATCGCAGTGGTGCGAGATCAGGTCTGGACAGCGAATATCGATGAGGGATCAGGCAGGGTCAACAACAAGGTTCGTTGGTCAGGCATCAATGATGAGACAAGCTGGACGATAGGAACTGATCAGGCAGACAGCCAGATAATTCCTGATGCTGGTGCTGTCACCGGATTATGTGGCGGTGAAAGAGCGATAATCCTGATGGAGCGAGCTATCGCGGTTGCAACCTATGTTGGCTCGCCCTTGATCTATCAGATTGACCGCGTTGAGACCCAGCGTGGCTGTGCTTTTCCAAACAGTGTCAGTCAGGTCGGCGGTGATGTTTTTTATCTAGCAAGAGACGGTTTTTATAAATTTTCAGGAAATCAAAGCATACCAATCGGAGCAGAGAAAGTTGACCATTTCTTCTTTAAAGATTTTAATGAAGCCCAAATTGAAAAGATGTCGACTGCGGTTGATCCTGAAAATCAACTTGTGGCGTGGTCA